AACGATCTCACAGCTATCACCAGAACACGCTAGTGTCTGACTACCTGCTGTATTATCCTCTTGTTCATACTCCGATAGCTTAGACCAGTCAATAGCTGCTGGCATAGTTTCCAGCAAGGCATCGTATGTTTCTTTGTCGCAGTCCTGATAAGGGGCCTGTTGGTACGTATGCTCGTTAAACGGCAGGAACGACACACCAGACATCTCATCGAAATACTTATAGACGAAGGCACCCACCTCAAACCATTCGTCACTCTTGACGTTGATTGTCACGGAGGGCTTATGTTCGCACCAACTACGCTGGTAAGCCAACCACATCTCAAGCTGTTCAATGGCAGACATATCAGCAGTTACCACAGCACCTGTAGGAGACTTCATAGGGAAGCTGAACACTGTGGTCATGTCAGGCTTCATTACATCAGGCTCGTTAGGGATACCTTGGTCACTCATAAACTGTGTCAGCGGGTCTTTATTATCACCACGGACAGTACGAATGTAGTAAGGTGAGTGACGAGCATGAATACCGCTAGAAGAATCAACAAGTTGGGAGACAGTGCCGCTAGGCTTGACGCAAGTGATAGCAGTAGCAACAGGGATACCCAGTCGATCAGCCCACTCAGCGTTAGTAGCAACAGCGATAGCTTTAAGGTGTTCACGTGTTTTCTCCAGTCCTTTGTTCTTTGTTGTCATTAAGGGGTTATCCATAATGCCAGTCAGTGACACCCCAAGCAACCGTTCTTCCTCTGTGTTCTTCTGCCAAATCTTACGCAAGTACGGGAACTTCGTATGAGTTGACTGGATCGTACCAAGAATAGTTGCGATACGAACCTTACGTTCTAGTGTCACTAAAGTATCAGTTGCACGTACTACACACTCCGTTAAATTACAGAATTGGTATGGGCGTAAAATTATCTCGCTGCAAGGATTCGTGCCGAACTCAAAGTTAGGATCACGCCGACCATTCTTAGCTGCCTGCACCTTAGATGCCTGTCGATTGAAGACACCGCGTTCCCCTGAGCCGCTTTCCACTAGAGCCATCCACTCACGCATGAACGACAGACTGTCTGGCTTTTCCGTGTAGGACACAGAGTTGTTAGCCAATGCACGTTGTGGGTTATTCTCCCACCATGAACCTGACTTAGCTGAACGCATACGGTCATCAGATAGGTTAGACAGTGAGATCATAGCAGAGCGACGTACCCCGCCAACTACAACTACCTCGCCAATCTTACACATGATGTCGTGGCACTCAACAGAGGATAGCTTACGTCCTGATGCTTTCTTAAAGGTGTTGATAGTAAAGTTAAACAAGTCAACCAATGGCGCTGGGCCAGAAGCACGGCCACCGAATGTCTTTAGCGGTGCACCAGCTGGACGTACCTTAGACACATCCCATGTTGGAACCTCACCGCTGTACAGCAATGCAATCAATTGACGTAGTGACTTAGCCCAGCCTTCTTTACTGTCTTTAACAACGATATTGGTTTCACTTTCAAACAGCTGCGGTATTTCAGGTAGCTTGCTGATCGACTGACGCTCTACGGAGAAGCCTACACCTGTTCCACATAGCAAGATGAACATAGCCTCGTCAAAGGACTTAAGGTCATCTACAGCCAAGTAGGAGCAGTTGTACATACAGGTGTTATCACGCTCTGCAGCGGGACCGGCTGTCATCAAGGAACGCATAGACGGCATGACCTCTAGGCCAAGGATAGCTTCCTCAAGCTGTCGCTTAGTAGCAGGGTCAACCATATCACGGATAACATTAACAGAGAAGCGTGTTACTGTGTCTTCCCATGACTCACGGCCATCCCCATCGTAGTACTTGGCGTAACGTGATTTGTGGATGAATGCTTGATAGTCTGTTGGTAGGTGGTTGCTAATCATTTAAGTTCTCTTCCTCGGTTATCTTTATCTTCTTTAAGCCAGACCAGACGATCAATATCTGCTCTACTGAGACCAATGTCATTCAACTCTCGTGTCGTTAGTTGATTAAGTTGTTTAATAGCAGTACGATGCTCCCGCCATGTGGCTAAGTAATTCATGTACCTCCAGAACCATGTCATCGGTTGTCTCCACTTCCTTTAATTACATTCCGTTCAGCACGATCATCTAGCTTAATCATATTAGACTCCATAACATCAGGTAAGCTGCTATCGAAGTAGTTGGCTAAGGCAGTTGCGTAGAAGACTACATCACCTAGTTCCTTTACGATGTCCTTCTGGCTTACCCTTGTGTTGTCTCTCAGATACTTCTTAATCTTCTCAGCTACTTCCCCTGCCTCCCCTACGAGGCCCAAGGTATTCTCCACTAACCGTGTTTCACCCTCGGTTATAATCTTATCTTCAACCCAGTATGAGTAGTCCATAGGACTTACTTTCTCTTGAGCACTGTATATAATCATCTGTCTACCTCTTCCGTGCGAATAGCTGTTACTTTAACGTCATCAATGTCGTGCATGGCATTGTGTATTACCTCTGCCATTATGTCTTGCCTATCAAGCGGATCAGACCCCCAATAGAAGAAGTCTGTATCTACTTTAAGTTTAATAGTTATCTCATATTCCATTACTGGAACCTCCAATTATATCAGACTAGCGAAGCTAAGTCAAGGAAAAAGGAGGTGACTACTTGTCACCCCTAAGCGAAGCATTAATGTCTTCACCCATATTCCCTTCGTAGCGTTTCAATTGAGACCCAGTGCGGCTCATAGGAACCATTGGATATATTTCGCTTGATGAGAACACCTTTCCACCACTCTTTGTTTGCTTGACCAGCCCAACTTTCCGGAGCGCCCTTGTAACAACCGACGACTGCCCCAATAGCACCGTCAGAGCCGACATCGTCTTTAAAATACATATCACGTTTATGGCTGTGACCAACACTGCAAGAACGATACCGCTTTTGTATAAGCCCAAAAGCATGATGAACACCACTAATGGCACGGCCATAATTGCCAGCGCCCACAAAGTGAGCATAGTCGATACCATCGTAATTATGGATCGAGGGGGCTCCGTTAGTATACTCGTGGTACTCGTCGAACCATCTTTTAGTATTGAGGTGTTTGAATGATATTCCATATTTCTCTCCTTCTAGCCGAGGGTCATACGATATTGCTGTCTTGATACGAGCTTCATGGTTTCCTTCGAAGCCGTACCACTTGGGACGCTTACGTCTGTTTTGTTTAAAGCGGTAGCGTAGTAGTTCTTGTGACTCATTGTACGACTCAATATCTCTGCCGTAGTTCTGTGACACAACTGCTTGGGGCTTACGTGTGTCGTAGGAGTTAAGGGACTTCATGTCTGCCCCGTCCCCTAGGTCTACACAGTAGTCAGGTTTAAGGTCATAGATTAAACCCCCTAACCAGTCAAACCGTTCGTTACTTGTTTCCGGCGATGCATGACCACAGGACCATACGATTGCTGTCTTACTCATCGTTCTTCTCCTCGGTAATCCATTCCTCCGGTATTACCTTATCTGAATACATGAAGCCATTCTTCTCACACCAACTTCCGTAGGTGCCTTTGGCTCCCTTGTAAAGCTTAGCCCGTGAGTTACTGAACACGAACCTAATATCTTTATCGGGGTATTGCTTTTTAATCTCTTTGTGTTTACGTCTATCTGCTGAAACAAACCGTCCTTTTGTCTCAACAATGATACCGTTCTCTAACACAAAGTCTGGGGTGTACGTACGTTCTTTAGAGTCCAACCACTTGATCTTGTCCTCTTCGTAAGTGAAGCTGATACCCCTTTCCTTGAGGTTCTCAGCCATTGCTTCTTCGAGGCCTGATCGGTAACCAGCTGCTATAGCCCTTTTACGGGTAGCTGTGTTTCTTACTCCCAATCTTTTACCTCCTCAATACGTAGATCTTTCTTAACTTGAGTTAGGTAGACTGGGCCGTGGCTGTAAGCAAACATCTTAAGACCTGGCCAACATGCCTTCTTGAACTCGCAGTACGAACACTCCATACCTAGTTTCATATTAGGTGATGTCTTGCTCTGGGGTACATCCTTAAAACTACGTGCTGGTGGCACCTTCTGTTTAACCATCGCCTTGATCTCTTTGATCTCAGCTTCCTTAGTCTTAAGCTCCTCAGTGAAGTCGTACATGTCCAAACAAATATGCCCGTTCACCTTGTCGATAACAAGGAAAGCACCCTGTGTCTTATTTGTCACAGTTGGATCATCTTTAGCTGCGTACACATAAGATGATAGTTGAGAGATATAACCAAATGGGTCTTGCTCTCGTAAGTTTCCTTCTTGGAACTTCTTAAAGGAGTAAGGTGAAGCAGACTTAACGTCCACTGTCATACCGTTGATGACACAATCTCGGCTACCTTTAATGCCGTGTGCTTCCATTCGATCTTGTTGTCCTGTAACACTGTGTCCTGCTTGCTGTGCAATACATAAGGCAAGCTCTTCAATCATATCACCGTAGAAGAACTTTAGCAGGGCGTTGGCTCGTAGTGGTTGGGCCAAGGTAGTCTGGTTGATCTTGTACCATAGCTTTCTGTTACAGGGTGTACCAAGAGACGACATAGATAAGTATCCTCGTGGCTCTTGTGGTTTGCTGAACCTGTTGCCAGCCATGTCGCTAATAGTGCTAGCCATTGTCTCAGCTAGTGTATTGTCCCATCCGTTGAGACCAAGGATAACGTTCTCCATGTCTTCAACGAGGGTATCGTTTGTCTTAGTCATATTCAATTCCTTATCGTTACTAGTATACGTAAAGATTAAAAAGGGGAACCGTTAAGCTCCCCTTTGTCTAGTTTAGAATGGAATGTCACCAGGCGGAACCTTGGTAGAGCTAGCAGCTGCTTTTGCTGTTACCTTAGCTGGGGGCGGTGGAGAATCTGGTTGGTCCTTGGTGTAGTTACGGGGCCGAATCCCTGGGGCACCGCCACCTCCGCCTGCTTCAAAGGGAACGTGATCAATGACCTGCACCCCATTAAGCCGACAACCCGTACCCATCTTAGTGTCGTATACGTCAAGGAAGACAACACCTACCGATCCATTACCAATTAAACCATCCTCTTCTGAGTCCCAGCTAGTACCTGCTGGACCGTAGACAACAGGTGGGCCAGCTGCCCAGTCACGATCAAACTTATCCTTCCAAGGACGCTTGAAGGTAACTCGTGTGCCTCGTCCCTCTGGATCTGGTTTGCCTTGCTTACGTACACCAGCATCCTTCATAGACTTGAACACATCGTCTTCCATAAGAAGAGTAACTGTTGTAGCACCGTCAGTCTCTACGTCATACTCACCGGTATCACGATTGAACTCAAACAGTTTTGCCCACTCAAGTGTGCCTGTCAATTCGATTGTTTTAGTAGCCATTTATATTCTCCTATAGCTCCGTTATTGTTTAAGTATTATAGCATAGTGATTAGTGTGTGTCAAGCCAGTTTCTACCTATTTCGTAAGAACCTGGAGTAGGGATACGAAACCCTAACTCCTCCCCTGTCTCTGCCATAGTAGCAGCAACAAGTTTGCCCATGTGCTCAGCTTCTTCTTTGGTACCGGTCACCTCGATCTGATATTCGTCGTGGATGAAACCTACCATCTTGAAGTTGATACCCTCGGCCCTAGCCTTGGAATGGAAGTTGATAAGTGTATGCTTCATAAGCACAGACTCACCTGATTGAAGCAGACCTGCAAGAACCTTGTACTCACTCGGCACCTTGACCTTACGGCCATCGTAACCTGTGAAGTAACCTTGATCCCCGATGTA